GGATTGGTACAATGATTACAATGAAAGAATGGATGGAATTGGTTGACTATCGAATCACCGAAGGTGGTGAATATGGTTGGAGTTGTTACGGCCCAAATGCCTATACACTGGATTCTTGGAATGGTGTTCACGGCACGGGCGGCTATAGTTTCAGTATTGTGTTCAGTACTAAGAGCCAAAAAGTATACGAAGTAAGCATGTGTGACTACACCAATGACCGTGCTTATCGTATGATCAATCCAAAGAATCAAAAGAAGCACAGCAAGGAAGCAGAATCCCGTAATGTCAATTTGAACGAAGCATGGGATGAAGTGGATTATGTAGATTTAGAAGTAGCGGACGATTTTATTCAAAAAGCACTGTCTATTCGTGCTGGTGAGACTTATGATACACGGGTGCAGGTTCCGGTTGACTTTTCGGATGAAGAACTGTTACAATACATGAAACTAGCGCACGAGCGTGATATGACCTTTAACGAGCTGGTTGAAGAAGCGTTGCGCCGTGCTCTTGCAGAAGTCGAAGCAGGGCGTCTTACTAGAAAAGATGCTCAAAATTTTGTATTAGAAAGCAAAACGGCTTGGCCGTTTGAAAAAGAGAAAGAAGACGATGAGGATTAAGCTGGTTTCCGATCTCCACTTGGAGTTCAGTGACATTAATATTCAAAATGATCAGGACTACGATGTTTTGATCCTCGGTGGTGATATTATGATCGCCCAGGATCTTCACGACCATCATGCCGCGGATTTCAATCCCTACAGCAACGGTGCATTGGCTGACCTTAGCCGTAAGATGCAACGGGTAGCTCGGTTCCGTGATTTTTTCAAACGGTGTAGTTTTCAGTTTCCGCATGTGATCTACATCATGGGTAATCATGAATTCTACCATGGCAAGTTTTATGCGGCCATTGACTACATGCGTGACGAGTGTGCCAAGTATCCCAACATTCATATGTTAGAGAATGATACCTACACTATTCAAGATCGCAATAAAGAAACAGGTGAAGTAACTGATGTTGTGTTTGTGGGCGGGACACTTTGGACCAACATGAACAAACGTGATCCTCTCACCATGCATGCCATTGAAGGCATGATGAACGACTTTCGTATTATTCGTAATGACAAGCGTAACTATGCCACTATGAGTGCGCTGGATGTTGCCATCCGTCATGACAAGACTCTTGCCTACATCAAACACATTGTTCAAGAACACAAGGACAAGAAATGTGTAGTAGTTGGACATCACAGTCCCAGCTTTCAAAGTGTGCATCCAATGTATGCACATGAAACTTTGATGAACGGTGGGTATCACAGTGACTTGAGTGAGTTCATCCTGGATCACCCACAGATTAAATTGTGGACACATGGACATACACATCATCCGTTTGATTATGTAATCGGTGAAACTAGAGTTGTGTGTAACCCACGTGGTTATGAAAACGATGGTTACAGCGAAGACACAGGCTGGAACCCCAACATTTTATTGGAAGTGTAATGCTTACAATAACTGAAATTGTTCCATTCAAGGATGCTGTGTGGCTTGGAGAACTCGGCGGCGTTGATCTTGAAAAATTGCTTGCATTTGCAAAAGAGATAAAACAAGAGCAACCTGTTGGAGTTGCTGTGTCAAATCGTGGCGGTTGGCAAAGCAATTCGTTTTGGCCTCATACTATTGACCACTACTCAAATTCAGATGAATTCCAAAAATTACTTGAAGTATTATCCGGGCTAATTCGAGAAGGTGTGAATCACAGTTATAAAACATCTGAAACATTTGAAATTGAGGTGGGAAACTCTTGGTTCAATTTCAATTTGAAAAATGACTATAACATATTGCACAATCACCCAGGATCAGTTTTTTCATCAGTGGTGTATTTGACCGATGACAATAGCCCGTTGATATTATCCGATGTGGGTTCTTCAAGAAACACATCAGCGGCCGTAACCAAAACTGCCAATATATTTCAAACACAATTTAGATACACACCAAAAAAAGGCGACTACATAATTTTTCCAAGTTGGTTCTTACATCATGTGGAACTGAACAACAGCGATAATTTGCGGGTTAGCCTTGCAACCAATTTTAAAATTCATACGGAGAATTAAATGACAACAGAAAACAAACAAGAAACAATCAAAGTAGCAGACATGATTCGAATCACTGCGGAAAACCAAACAATTTTTCTAACGCAAATTGCCGATCATATTGACAAGTTAGAACAATCTGTAGTACAATTAACAAATAGAATATCCGATTTGGAAAGCAAAGCCGATGACCTTAAATGAAAACGATTTCAAGCTATTTAAAAAATGGCTTAGATCACATTTGAAATTTGGACCCGTTACAGTTACCTTTACCAAAAAGGACGGTACTGAACGAGTTATGAAATGCACAACCAATCCTACATATATTATGTTTAAGGAACCAGCATCGGTTGAAGCTAAAAGAGAAAAGAAAATTAACGAAGATGTGATGCCTGTGTATGACATGGAGGCTGGACATTGGAAGAGTTTTCGTTGGGACTCAATTAAATCTGTTTCATTCACATTAGGTCAAGCATATGAGCACAGTAACGAGACACAGTGATAGATGCACAGTTAAACAGGCCGCTACTGGCAAAGAAGTAGATGGCGAAGTTATGGCGTTTAATGAAGGTCGTAACTTGACTGTGGTCATGAACAAATCAGTCAAATTGTTAATGAATTGGAATGGACGCACATACGAAGGCCGTGCCGCTGGCATGGACTTTACCAGCGAAGGTCCAACTGTTACTAAAACCAAAACAAGCACAAGAGGTTAACATGTCAGCTTACATGGCATATTTTGATACATTGGGTTTTGAATGGATCTTTAATGTAACCGAATACGAAAAGAAAAAGTTTTGGGCTGTACTAAAAGGTGACGAGAAGGTTGACTTCCCTATACCCAGATATGCTATAATAAGAGCACAAGCTAACCCGCAACGTTTTCCTGAAATTTGGGCTTTCGAAAGCGAAATCAGTTTGGACGAGTTAAATGAGTATGCCAAAGAGCAACCGCAGGAATTGGCAGACGCCATTAGGCGTTGTGGACAGAATGTATTTAAAACACCTAAAACCGAAAGTGTGATTGTATGAAAATTGGACTAAGCTATAGCCGTTGCGTTTTGGACATTGTTGAAGGTCGGGTGGACATGGACGATGTTTTGGTTCTTATTACCCGTACGGATTTTGATCCCCGAGTCGATGAAGAGTGGATAGGTATTTGGCAAGGATACACATTGGGTGGATTGAGTAACCCTGAGTGGGCCAACTATGATTTGAACAACAAAGATCATGAAGACAAATTCCGTAGCATCAGCATCATGCTCTACGAAGATGGTAAGATGCATCAGCCTCGACAGTTTGGTGCTCATCCGAGACGTAGGCCAGAAATTTGGCTGGAGGCGGTATTGCCTAACAGTGAATTGGAAAACAACCCCACAGTTAAATTGGCTTGGGAAAAGTTCCAAACTTTGGCCAGTTTGACTGGTGTTGATTTGAATGACAAATATCAATGAAACTAATAACCATCGCAATTGCATTGACCATGGCAGGGTTATATCCTGCTGTGTGCTCTGCTGAGACCAAAATCTTATCTTTAGAAGAATTGCGTAGTTATCCAGTAGATTGCAAGTTAAAAGAAACACAACTTGCTCATTTACGCCAAATACAAAAAATCAAAAACTTTAATTCAAATCCTGATGCACTAAACGAGTATGACCGTGCATATAACAGCAGATTAAAATCTACCATTTGGTGGTTCTATTTTGGGTGCGAAAAATGATTAAACAATTAATTTTGATAACACTATTACTTGCTAATCAAATTGCCGTTGCCAATTGTAATGTAAGATCTTCAAGTGTGCTAAACGGACAAAATCAAGTCAGTGAAGTAACTGATCTTAAACAAACTGTTGTGCCTGGAAAATGCACAGTACAATTTAGACTTAGTGTAAACGGACAATGGCACACAGTTGAGGAAACACAGGAAGATAGATGGACCAAAGAATCTGCACTGTGCAGAGATGCTATTAGATATGGTAAGGAAAAACTTCTGGCCAGTATTGGTGGTACATTCACAACCGAAGCCATAACAGTTTGTAGAGAAGGCGACACTAACACTGAACGCTTATCAAAAGGATTTGAACCACTTAAACTTAAAATTGGTGATAGGATTTTGGAGAGCGAAGTGGGCAGAAGTAAAATTGAAAACTATTTTACCTACAACAAGCAAACTTGCAGAATGTTTACCGAACGTTATACATTCAAAGGCAATCAAGAAATCTACAACGGTGTTATTTGCCAAAATGGCCGCATTGATAATAATTGGACTGTGGTAGATAGATGGTAACCAAATGCTTTGACATTTGACTACGAGTACGCTATAATACTAACATGTTTAACACACATAGAAAGGCAACTTTATGAAGGCATTTATTTTAGGCACAGTCTTTGGATTGGTACTAGCAACTGTTGGATTTTCCGGCATTGCTCGTATGCTTGATAGAGGCGTAGACACAGTTAAAACACACAGTCAGGAGATGGCAAAATGAAAATGTTAATTTTGAGTTTAGTAGTAGCAACACTGACCGCTTGTGGTACAATCGGTGGGGCAGTTTCAGGTGCTGGCGATGATTTGAACAAAGCTGGTAATTATATTAAGAAAGTGGGAAACTAAGATGAAAAATATTTTTATTGTATTGCCAATTGTGGCCGCATTAACTGCTTGCGGTACTACTGATGTTTATCAAAAACGTGCAGACAACGAACGTGAGCGTTCAGAACGCTATGTTGAAAAAGCTATTGATAAAGCACCTAAATGGTTCCGTGAGCCTCCTATCAGCAACAGTGCTGTTTTTGAAGCAGGCACTAGTGTTAGTGCAGATTGGAGTATGGCTGATCACAAAGCCAAGGCAGATGCTTACGGTAAGATTTGTATGGCGGCTGGCGGAACTGCAAGTCAACAAACTAAAATCTATCGCTCAGACAGTGAAGCAACCAGCACTGAGTTCAGTGATCAAACACATTGCCGAAGGTCCACGTTTCCGTACATACGTGTTGGTAGCTTTGCCCACAGGCGATGCCAACGTATTGCGTAAAGCCAAAGAAGCTGCCAAACAACGTGAAATTGCCGCAGGTCGTTCTACAGAGGCGTTCAAGGAACTTCAATGATACTTGAGGTATTCTTATATGGCTTCATTACCGCCTTTGGTTGGTGGAGTGCTAATCACTATGTTATTGAACCGTATTTTCCTCCACCGATTGAAAAAGTAGAATCAAAAAATAAAGAAAAACAAAAGGAAAATTAATGCCTAATTTGGTACCAATGGTTATTGAGCAAGAAGCTCGTGGTGAACGCAGTTATGACATTTACAGTCGTCTTCTCAAAGATCGTATTGTTATGCTGGATACAGATGTAAACGAGCATAGTGCTAGTTTGCTGGTAGCTCAACTCTTGTTTTTGGAGAGTCAAGGAAATGAAGATATCACAATGTTTATCAACAGTCCGGGAGGAATGGTTACTGCTGGCATGGCTATTTACGATACTATGCAATTCATTAAGCCTGACGTTTCCACAGTTGTTATGGGTCAAGCCTGTAGTATGGGAAGCCTGCTTGCTACTGCTGGTGCTCCTGGTAAGCGTAAAATGCTACCCAGTGCAAGACACATGATTCATCAACCCTCGGGTGGTGCTGGTGGACAAGCTACGGACATGGAAATCCAAGTCGAAGAGATTCTTAAAATGAAAAAGAATTTGACACAGATTTATGTGGATCATAATAGCAAGGGCAAGACCTACGAACAGTTTAGACACGATATGGAACGTGATAAATTTATGAGTGCGCAAGAAGCCCTGGAATACGGTTTGATTGACGAAATCATTAGAAAACGCCCATAAAGTGCGTACATAATGGTACACCCTAGTATACTATAAATATACTTACTAGGAGTGTGCTATGACTCAGCTACCGTTCAATTGGTCGGAACTAACACGCAGTAATCTGTACTCTATGTTCTATTCGCTTAACAGTGAAATAGTGGGCAAAGAGCTAAGTCCCAGTCAACTCCAAAAACGCATTTCCAGGCACGTCAAAAGACATGTACCCGTTAAGATTAAGAAATGCATATATGCACCCACTACTAAAGGATTTGTTTTCATGGGTGGTGTGTATTATAGCGATTTGGATCGAAAAAAAGTGCCTGCTATAGAAGTTAATTTCAACTATAATCCTGAGGATAAAAAGTTAAGATTAACCAATCATCGTTTCAAACGAATGGCTGTGAGATTTGCTGATGTTGTAATGCACGAAATTATACATCAACGTCAATTTCGTAGCCGTAATTTTAAAAATATTCCAGGATACCAAAGCACCGCAGAATATGCCAAAGAACGTAAACAGCAAGAGTACTACGGTGATAGAGACGAAATGGGTGCTCATGCGTTCAATTGTGCTTGCGAATTGGTTGACCGTTTTGGTTATGACACATTTACTATTGGACAATACTTGGATTCGGACCAATGTCGACGGCATAAAAATTCCACTTGGAATGACTATTTAAAAGCATTTGATTGGAATCACGATCATCCAATTATACGCAGAATGAGAAATTTGGTTGTGCGTAATTTGGAAAATGCACATCTTGGCAAACCATTTAAGACCACAAATCACTTGACATACTGATAATTACTCTGTATAATATAAACTTATACAGTTAATCATCGGAGTCAAAATGAGCGTTTGTGCCAGTCATATTTGGAATTTAGAAACCCATAATTCACGTTTAGATAAAGAAGGCATTATCGAAGTCATTGCACAGGAAAAGTGCAATGAATTTTTCGAAGGTTGTCGACTGGCTCTTGATCCTATGATTACTTTTGGACTCAAACAAATTCCGGAGAAAAAAGATGAAGATGGGCCTGGCTTACCTTGGAGTAGTTTTACTCTCGCTCTTACTGGTTTCGTTACTCGCAACGTCACAGGCAATACAGCACGTGACATGATTCAAGCAATGATGAAGTCAGCTACTCAAAAAGAATGGAATGGCTGGTATCGTCGTATTTTGATCAAAGACCTGCGCTGTGGTGTAAGCGAAAAAACAATTAACAAAGTAGTGGAAAAGAAGTATGCTGACTATGCTATTCCTGTATTCGGTTGTCAGCTTGCTCATGATAGTGCTAATCATGAGTCGAAGGTATCAGGCAAAAAACTTATCGAAGTTAAACTCGACGGAGTTAGAGTACTTACTATTGTACGCAGTGATGGTCGGGTGGACATGTTCAGTCGTAATGGTAAAGAACTTGCTAATTTTCCACACATTGTAGAACAACTTAGTGCAGTGGTCAAAACACATGGTACTGACCAAAATATAGATGTTGTGCTAGACGGTGAGATCATGTCAAGCAGTTTTCAAGACTTGATGAAACAAGTACACCGCAAGGATAATGTTGAAGCAGGCGATGCTGTGCTTAATCTGTTTGACGTAATACCGTTAGCAGATTTTGAAAAAGGATTTTGGGATAAAGATCAGTCCACTCGTAGTGACATGATGTACCACTGGCACAAAACATATAAAGATATGTTGCCCAATGTCACAGTTGTTGGTCATGAACTTGTTGATTTGGACACAAAAGATGGTCAAGTACGTTTTAAAGAAATTAATCAAAAGGCAGTGGCTGGCGGGTACGAAGGCATTATGATTAAAGATCCTGCGGCGCCTTATGAATGTAAACGCAGTGTGGCATGGCTCAAGTTGAAGCCTTTTATTGAAGTGTCTTTGGAGGTGATAGATGTCGAAGAAGGAACAGGAAGAAATATTGGACGCCTTGGAGCAATTGTATGCCAAGGAGTCGATGACGGAAAAACTATTCGAGTCAACGTTGGTAGTGGTTTTAGCGATAGTGATCGCGATAGTTATTGGAGTTCACGTGATTCCTTACTTGGCCAGATCGTGGAAGTGCGAGCAGATGCCGTTACAAGGAACCAAGACGGAACATACAGTTTGCGCTTTCCAAGGTTCTTACGGTTCAGGGGCTTTGAAGTAGGAGAAAAACTATGACAGAAATCAGTAGAGTATCTGCACAAAATGCAGAAATGTATCGTCAGACAGAAATTAAAAAATTGGACAAGCGGCACGAAGAACTGCGTTTGGAAGAGAGACGTGTAAAAGCAAATCTCAAAGCCAACGAAGAAGCAAGAATTGAAATGAACCGACGGATGAACCGTGCAGGACAAAACGTAGATAGGATGGCATAATGACAAACCCGTTTAGAGATCAAGAAAAATTTATGAAGGCCTGCGATCAAACCGCAGGAGGTGAATTTGACCAGGAACAATTTAAAATGTATCTTGGCCTTATTGATGAAGAATACAAAGAACTTAGAGTTGCAGTAGATGACAATGATCAATTGGAAACACTTGACGCATTGATTGATATTTTGGTTGTCACTATCGGTGCTATCCATAGCATGGGGTCGGATGCAGAAGGTGCATGGAAAGAAGTTATGAAGACAAACTTTGCCAAAGTTGATTACGACACGGGCAAGGTTCGCAAGCGTGAAGATGGAAAAGTGTTAAAACCTGTGGGCTGGGTGCCGCCCAATCTCAAACCATTTATTTAAAGGAGAAAAAAAATGTTTGGTGCAAATTATACAAATGGCGGAATTTTAAATTATAGATCCGCCGCTGAAATCAATTCAGCAATGGGCCGTGTGTACGGACATATGAGTCTTGCTGTTATTGTTTCTATGATGGTCAGTTATTTTGTGGGCACAAGTCCAGAGTTGCTGGAATTCTTTTTTACAGGTGTATTAAAGTGGATTGTGATTTTTGCTCCGCTGGCGGCAATCTTTGGTATTAGCTTTGTGTTAGGTAACGATCCTAGCAAGGGCGTGGCGCAGTTATGTTTACATGGTTTTGCGGCATTAATGGGTCTGAGCTTTGCCACAATCTTTGCTGTGTTTGCCATGGGGTCAATTGTGTCGGCCTTTATGGGTGCGGCAATCTTGTTTGGTGTAATGAGTGGCTATGGCTACTTTACCAAACGGAGTCTAGATAGTCTTGGTAAGTTTATGTTTGTTGGTTTAATTGCAATTGTTATTGCCAGCATCGTCAATATCTTTATTGGTAGTACTGTGATGCAGATGGTGATTTCTGCACTAGCCATTATTATCTTTTTAGGACTTACTGCTTATGATACACAACAAATTCGAGAAGAGCTAAGTGTAGAGACTAGTGACAGTGCAGAAATTCGTGGAGCACTGACTCTGTACATGGACTTTATTAACTTGTTTATCAACTTGTTACAGTTGTTTGGAGATAGAAAATGATTCGTGAATACATCAATATTGTAGAAGGTATGCATATCACTGACGACTGGTTCAAGGACGGTGGATTCAAAGCCTACAAACGTCCTGCCAAAGAACGTTATGAGATTGCAGATAAACCTGGCACTATTGATACACTGGAAGGTCCAGTCAAGTACCCCGAAGGATTCTATATCATGACCGGGCCCAAAGGAGAACAATATCCTATCAGTCCAGAACGGTTTGACGATCTTAAAGACGATTTGGGAGATGGTGTTTGTACACCAAAAAAGATCGTCAAATGGGCCAAGTTGGCGGATCGTTCCGGATCAGTTGACACATCATGGGGTGAGAAGTTACACTATAATCCAGGCGAAGATGTTATTGTTCGACATGGTGAGAACGACTACGGGGTAGTCAAAAAAGATATATTTGCACAAACTTACGAGAAGATTTAATGGCACATCATACACACTACTGGTCATGCACACCTTTTGCAGACTGGCTTCGCGGCACTAAGAAATTGAGTGCGGGCACAGCCGAAGAATGGGACGAGTGGACCACTCGGGCTCAAATGAAACACAACTTCCGTTATTGGCTAGCCGAAGAAGCACTTGGACACGTTCAAGATTTTGTCACATGGCCTGTAAGGAAAATTTATGATGCAAAGTATTATATCAATAATCGATTCGTTACTCGAACCCACTCACTCACTGCTCACCCTCGTGATATTACCCCTGGTAATTGGTGCGATGTTGGCAATCGGTTTCTCCCATGTCTTTTTAACGAACTTGTGGATTTTGTTGAAGTAGAGTCTGCATGGAGTCACATCGCTTGGGGAAGCAAAGAAGATCGTGCCAAATACAATCCTCCTTTCTGGGCCAGTGGTTGGTGGCGTTGGAGAACTTGGCGTTGCCCACAAGCAGGACTCGATCATCTTGATTGGGCAATGACTTTGACTAACACTGACTGGTGTGAACCAGATCATCCCGACTACGGCAAACCTACCGGACAAGCAATTCGTGCCAAAGAAATCAAAGAGCTGTACACTTGGTGGACAGTGACTTATCGCAACCGACCCGATCCATATGAAGCCAGTGGGTGGACTGCGGTCTGCGAAGCAAGTCGTATCGCCAATGGTGGCAAGTTAAATTGGGGACAGGAAAAAGATCCTACACTTAAAAAGGCCAGCGATAAAGCACACAAGCTACTGCAAAAGATTGAAGCGGCTTACGAAAAAGAAGATACCGAAATGATGATTCGTCTTATTAAGGCCCGAGACAGTCTTTGGACATGATTTCAATACGGCCGG